AGTCACCTCTCCCACATAATTGACTAGGTTCACAACAAAGCTACCCGTATGGCTTTTAAGTTGATCGAATGGCACACCCCGATCCATGGCTGCCTTGACCGAGTGCCAGTTAATCTCCTTTTTAGGATAGATTCCACAGAGTATGTCCTTATCAGCTCGGATCATGTGGATTACATCCTCGGCTCGAAACTTAATGTCCGAATCAATGAACATTAAATGCGAACAATCCGTCTTTAAAAAGGTATGAGTTAATGAGTTCCTAGCTCTAGTGATTAGGCTTTCATTAAACATAAAGCTAAAATCTGCATCCACTCCATTAGCCTGGCAAGTGGTGAGTAATTGAATGATTGACTGGGTATAAAAACCAGCGCACATCCCACCATACATGGGTGTAGCTATAAAAATCTTAGGCTTCTTGTCGTTCTCTTGCATTTTTAAATTCCTCAATGGGTGTTAATTGTTCGGGTGTCATCACATGGTTATCGCCATAACCTAAGTTTTTAATTTGACTGTGCTTAACAAAGTCATCCCGTGTGACTGCGCCTACAATCTCCACAATAAAATCCTTGTGGTAGCGCACTAGAATGGCTGCATCGGCTTTGAAGTTAGACAGCTTAGTAAACAATAAGAACTTAGCCCGTGTGGTCTTAACATCGACCTTTAGACCTCGATATTCAAAATCGTATCCCTTGTCACCCCCCAAATAATTTTCGGTATTTACGGGTAAATCCAAATATTTGCTGACCGCCCACTCGCCCGTTAGTCCTTCTCTGGCAACGGCAAAGTTATCCCGCACTCGGTCAACCCGCTTATAGTTGATAAGCCCATGATCCCGCTTGAACTTACAGCGCTCTGCGGCTGCCCAAGCAATCTCATAAGTATCTAGGCTGGATAAGAAGTAGATCATGTTCTAGCAATAATTCAGTTATTTGAAAGCCATTAACGAAATGATGCACAGCAACAAAGCTAATAAGTAAGAAATCCACTTGACTTGCGCCAAGCGCTCTCGTTCCCACAAGCCTAGCACCACGCTTTGAATGAACTCGCTATCCTCATCCATGTAGTTAATCGGTGGTGGCACATACTTGCTGCCAATCTTGACCTTGCCTGTGTTGTATGGAACTGGTTTCATGGTATCTCCTTATTAGTGCCAGCTTGCTCAAAAAGATGGCTGGCGCACCTTACCTAACTATCCTTGCGGATTCTCCTCTGAGCTAGAGGGGATTACTTCAATCATTACTTGGCAGCCACCGCCTTTAATCTGCTTGCCACGCTCGATTAGTAGCTTTTGCACCTGGACATCCGAACTGAAAACGCCCGCACTCTCTAAGCTATCTAAAATTGCTTTGGCGCAGTTATCAATATCCATCAACTTCTTATTGCGTGGTTGCAAAATAATGTGAACCATGAGTGACTGTGAACCCAATTTTGGTACTCTCCCTTGTAAACACGCTACCATTACTTCTTGGCGGAATAACTGCCCACGCTTACTAATAAACCTACGATGCCCACTCGCTATCCAATAGTTATTAATGGATGGCGGGTAGGGCAAGTCCAGCTTAATCAGAATGGTACTTCACCGTCATTGGCATTGGTTTCTCTGGGGTACTGCTGGGGGTTTTGTGGCTTCCAAGTATCCTCAGACAAGCTAATTAACTGCCCTTTGGGGGTGTTCTTAGTCCAGCCAGCAATCTTGAGTGTTTGACCCGCTTTGTAGTCCTCAGAAAGCAAGAGTGTGCCCTTCCAATCGGGTGCTTTCTCATGCTTCTTATCAGCGTTACCAAACAATACGCCTTTGCCCATCTGGGCGATATGTCCATTACTCATCAATCTCTCCTTATTTCAGCTATTTTGGTTAAAAACTTCGATGTTTGCGTACCACTAAATGTCTTTGTAAAGGCATCATTGGCAGCACGCAATTGGTTGTACTTCTTGGTTTTCTCTTTATCGTCATACTTACTTGAGTTTTGGATACGACCAAAGATGTCTAAAAACCCTTCAATCCAATCCTCTAGGGATAAGTAGGTTGCATAGGGTTCTTCTTGACCTGGCACATACAGATGGAGTTTATGGACATGGGCAGCAAAGTTACCCTTGACCATGGGTGGTGCTACTTCCCCGCTATCTTCGTCAATGGTAAGCTCATCGCTTTTAATCTCTGAGAGGTTGACAGCCTTTCCCATGTCTTTGGGTTCGAAATCAGCCACTTCTTCAGGGCTGTAGAACCCTGTAACTGATCCAGGAAAGACGCTTCGTATACCTTCTGAAATGCACCTGGATCGTAGCATTGCCCTTGGGAACTTTTGCCAGCCTGAGCCTGGTTTGACCAGCCCGATCTTGCTTGCTTGTTCGATTGTCCATGTAACGGCAAGCTCGCCACCGTGGGGGTGACTAAATACGCCTGTAACTTGTTCATCTGTGTAATCCTTCCATTGAACTTTACCGCCCGCATTTTGAAACCTTGCTAGCATCGCATCGGCTTTTAATGCTGGTCTGCCTTGGATGATATGAAAATCCCGTGCTGCTGTGGCGGGGTGCATACCTTCCGCTTGTGCTACTGCCATAAGCGCTAACACGCTATTGGTATCCTTCATCCCGAATAAACCGCTTTTGGCTATTGCTTCTGCCATCTGCGACATATCGGTAAAACTCACAATATTGCTCATCTTATCCCCTTTCATTAGGTGTCTTTACTTCACTAAAAATCTACGACTGCCAGGCTGCTCAATCACAAACTGCTCGTAAATATCGGGCATCGCTTGTTTAAAGAGATCACTTGAGAAGCGCTTACTGCTCTTGCTACTGCGCCAGGTGACTAGGGTATCGCCTGAGATGGATACGATCTCACCCTTATCTCCCATGGTGTTGCGGATTGCTACCTCTAGGGCTTCGCTCTGATCCTCTAGCGCTTTGATGCTGGCTTTGTATTGCTTGAGTTGGGCGACTGCTACCTCTACATTTTGCGTTGCAACAATCGTTTCATCGGTGCTGGTTGGATATACCAGTTTGGTTTGCTCTATGGTTTCTGCGGGTGGTAGGGTGTCGGTCTTGCAATACGCCCATAACTTCGCCATACGCTGTACTAAGTCATCTTTCATGCTTTCGGTGATGTCAAACTCAATGGTTACAAATTCGTTTCCACCAAATAGAACAGCCAAAAATATACGATTGATATTATGACAAGCAGATTCGTGTATGAGCTGGGCAAGGTCAGCATCAGGAATCCGATTAGCATCGGCATCAAACTTATTACGAACTCCAGCATTATAGTTTTTAGCTTCAACAAGCACAGTACCATCTGCGCTAATGAAATCAAAATGAGAACGCATCCAATCGTGTTTGGGGTGAGTGAGAGCATAGTCGGCTTCCTTTAACTCTATCTTGTGTTTGTCTTGAAACAAGCGCCCAATAACAGGCTGCATTATATGACCCATCTGCACCGCTTCCACATCGGATAGGTCAGGCGCTTCTCGTTTACCTTGCTTGGTGAGTATGACATCCACCGCACGACCATTAGCAGCCATGCGGGAATCACCACTCCACCAGGCGCTATTGCGTACCTCTGGCGCAAAGTCTGTTTGAGCATTAGCCATTTTGATAATCCCTCATTAAACTAAATTTATATTTAAACTTATCCATCAAATCAAGAATTACTTTGTTTTTATCAGCGTGTTCATGCGTTGAAGCACATAAAATCAACTGACCATGAATAAAATTGATAATTTCATCTTCTGTCATTGTTATCATCATGCACCCCTAGTAATGATATTGAGTAGTGCAATTAGATGATTAACTTGCTTGCGATAGAAGTCCACTTGCTTGCGTAGCTCTGCTATCTCATCTAACCCTTGCTCAACAGCTTCATCTTGGCGCTCTACTAATCCTTCAAGCGCTGTAATGCGCTTTTGTAGGGTTGTGCTTGTATTGGTACTACCTTTGGTTCGTGCCATGGTTATCTCCCGAATGGAATAGTGGATAGTTCATCAAGCGCTGCATGGTCTATTTCTTCAAACCAGGTGGCATCTTGCCCGCAGCGTGTTGGTGTCATGCGATTGGTGTAAGCAAACCCGTAGATTGGTTTGCCATTAACGGGATTGGTGTGCATATCTTTACTGCACTCATCACCGCTACGAAAGTGCATACAGCTAGTGCATAGTTTCATACGAATTGTCCTCTAGTTAGGTTATCTGATTAGTACTACAAGCGTAGATTACACCATGAACAATTCTAATGCAACTATTATTTTAATCATTGGTGTTGTATAAAGCATACATAGATACTTATATACTTCTATATATATATATACGAATAGACTATTCTTCGTAAAATATATTTCGTAGTTATACGAGTTATACGCCTATACTATCTCTATCATAGAACTTCGTAGAATAGACATAGTAGTTCTAATAGACATAGAGGTAGTATATACATCGGAGTTATACATCGTCTAGTAACATCTATGTATGGGGTTCTTGGGGTATCGTTGGGGTTCACGATCTCCAGGGCTTGACGGATGAGGTCCAGAATGACCCAGGCGCATGAGGTAGCAAAAAAAGAGAGCCAATCAGGTCGATAAAGCGCACACACGCCCGAGGGAACAATCAGGTGCTTTTGAGAAGTTCAAAACCACGGCTACCGCTAGTCGTAGTCAAAGTCCAGCAGATCGATTGAAAATGGGAAATGGTTTCATGACAAGCATTTTTTTAAAACCGATTTAAACGGGTTTTAAGGCAAAAAAAAGGGCAGCCATAAGCTACCCTATAAACTAAGCGAGAAAAGCGCTTAAAACAGCATTAAAAACGATAACAGAGCTATCCAGGATAGTATCGCTATCACCTTATCGAGAAAACTGTCATTGTAGTTAATCATTTAATCTAATCTTCCTGGTTTATTGGTTGATAACCAGGCATTAAATGACAAGGGTTTTATCCCTTGCTTAGCTGCCCAATATTGGTATGCCTGGTATTTTTGATTAGCAAACAATCCACGATTAAATTCACAATCGCTTAAACCATGGGTTTTCATTTCAGTAAGTAAGCTCATTCTTCTGTTATCCCTGCACATCTAAGCGCCATACCATTACAAAAATCAGGATCGCTTACCATGCCAGGCTCAAAAACTATAGGCTGCCCATCTTCTGTCAATGTAAAAAACTCATCAATCGATCCATCGTCAACACCAATAGACAATAAATCACCTACAGCGTTAAGGCTGCCAGCATCCACATAAATTAAATATCTAGGCATAAAATCTCCCGTTAGGTTAGTTAGGTTATGATTATCTAGTGATAATCCGATAAGCGCCTATTCCTAAGCGCTTATAAGGTAGCACTATGCTGTTTGCAATTGGTTTAAAAAGGATTGCGCTAATTCAAAACTGTCAAAACTAGCAAAATTTGACGGCACAAAATTATTGTTTTCAATATCCCATATAAACCAATATTGATCGCCATATTCGTTAAAATCACTTTGAATCATCAAGTTATCATTCATTTTTAACCCCTTATTAAGCTACTTTTTGAATGCCATTGGCATTAATAGTATTGATGTAATCAGCAGATTTTTGCGCTAGTGCTGAAGCGTTAAAAATTGCCTTGTTATCCGCTTTTAGGCACTTGAGCCAAGAGCCGATATAGTCAGCGTGGCGCAAATCTCCCTCTATGTTGTAATCTTGGCATAGGAAAGCTGATCCCATTTCTGCTACTAATTCCTCAAAGGCATAGGCACTATCAGCGAATCGCTTGCCCTTAGTACGATCTAAGCGAAAACTAGCACCTGACCAGTGGACTAACTCATGTAAAAGCGTGGCATAGTAGTTAGATTCGCTTTTAAATGCGCTTTTATGTGGTAAGTGGATAGAATCCGAATCACGCCTATAGAATGCGCTAGATGATCCATGGTGAATGATTGCGCCAGTATCGTTAACCCGCTTTTCTAGTGCTGGTACATCAATAAATGGCTTTTCTGTGATTGCTGGCTTTTCGATCTCAATACCCTCTACCTGGTCAGCATTGAAAACAAAATAGCTCTTTAAGCAATGATAAGCGCTAGATTCTAATTGACCATTAGTAGGATTGATCGATTCCTTTTTGATTGGTGAATAGAAAACAATCATTGTGCCCTTTTCACCTTTTCTAACATTAGCGCCTAACGCTTGCCATTGTTTGAAGCTGGCCCATTTAGAGCTTGAAAAGCCAGACATACCTAGGATTACTCGATTGATCCCGTTATAGGGCTTTTTGCTGATGATATTTTGATCTTCACCAGCACTAGCAAAAGTAGTCCATGGTTTGATCCATGGCGTAGCGCCACGCTCTAATTCGGCAATGATTCGATCAGTTACTTGTTGATAGATTTTGTTTTCCATGATTTTTATCCCGTTAGGTTAAGTTAGGTTTAAGTTATCTCCAATAGCCAAATTTCTTAATGAATCGCTCTTTAATTACATGGTATGCAAGCGATCCAGCGATTACTCTATAACGCACTTGAGATAAACAGGCGTGCGTTCCCACTTCAAGTAATCCAGCAAATTGATAGGCATCATCTTTAGAGTAAAAAGATATCTTTCTTAATTGTGCGTTAGTCATAGAGAATCTCCAATAGCTAGGTTATATGCAAAATTGCATAGATTGATTATACATAAATCTAGGTTATGCAACAATTATTGCTATGATATATTTCTATCAACTATCGT